ACCCGATGGAGGCGGTCATCACATGCGGTGACTGCCTCCGTCCCGACTGTAAAGGATGTGAACAATGAGCAACATAATGGCAGAAACATTCGCAAATGACTGGCTAATGGTCATTGAGAATGACCATGACTCATGGAATCAACTCGTAGATGATGTCAAGTCTATGAACTGTGAGCCAATAGCAACGACCGCATACCTACGTGAAGAGTGGGACTTGCTGGTTGACCAAATGGCAATGCTTGTCCAAGACGGGGTGTCAGAAGTGGGTGCTTTACTCTTGCGACAGATGCTCGTAGGGGGTGGCGATTACCCACATCAACTCATTGCTAATCATGTGATTAGCAGTATCAAAGAAACGGAGGCAAGAGTATGAAAGTATCACAAGCAATTGCATTACTGCAAGAACTACCACCAGACGCAACCATCTGCGCCAACTGGTATAGCAAGAATGACACGACTGTAATGGGTGTCGATGGCGAGGAAGTATTAACCGATGAGGAATGGGAACTCGCCAACGCCATCATTGACAAGTGGGAAATGAACGAAATGTATTACTTGCTAGAGCAAGCAATTGACCAAGCCAAACAACGACTAAACAAGGAGGCAAACTAATGGGGCAATACCATCACCTTGTCAATTATGACAAGAAAGAAGCCGTCTATCCCTACGAACTAGGGCTAGGCGCAAAGCAAGTCGAACAACTAGGTGCTTTCAACGGCACTATGGCAGACGCTCTCTATCTGCTAGTAATGACTAGCCCTAACGCTGGAGGTGGCGACCTGCCATTGACTAGCGTGTCTGGGCGATGGGCTGGCGACCGAGTCATGGTTGTCGGTGATTACACCGAAGACAATAACGTTCCATCTATCCCAAATGCAAGCCAACTCTATGGCATGGAATGCAATGACATAACTAGGGAGGTAGCAGAGGCGCTACAAGTAGCGTTCAACCGCAAAGTTCGGGATTCATTCTGGCATCCCGATTACATCGACAAGGAGGAAACAAATGCCTAAGTATCTCGTATGGCAGAAGCGCGAGTTCATGTTCTACCAAGAGGTAGAAGCGGACTCAGAAAAGAAAGCAATAGATGTTGCCTTCGAAGAAGGCGACTGGGAACAAGACCAAAACTATGCCGAGCATGAATACACAGTCGAGCTCGTGCCTAGTAAATACCAACCAGAGGTCGATGACCTCATCAAATCAAAGGAGGAAGGCGATGACAGACGTGACTCTATACAACTGGATAACAGTTGATGGTGTTGAGTGGGGTGTTCACCTATGGGGTGAACTCGAAGAGTATAAAGATGGAACACGACAAGTCGTGGATATCGAAGCGCGATACATACTGCCTGATGGCAAGGAGGTGCTGGCTGACGATGAACCAGACGGCATACCAGATGACGTAGAAAACCTAGCCAGTGGTCTGCTTGACGACCCTCGCACCAGCGATGACATGCTAGAGCACGGCGCGAGATGGGGATAGCGCGTGTTCTTTTAGCACATCAAAGATGTGCTTATGAATAACCAACCAACCGAAAGGAGAAGCGATGTATGAAGACAAGACAGTAGAAGAGTTGTATGCATTGGCTAACGATGCAGAAGACTTGGCTCATGGTTTGTTCGCTAAAGCCGTGAGCCTTCGGGCTCAAGCCAAAAGCAAGCAACAGGCACAGATAGACGAAGGGAAATCATGACGAAACTCAAGCGGTCTAATGACCGCAAGGTAACCAACCTAGCAACGCCGAATGGCAAGCGGTCAGCAATCGCCAACACATTCGGCTTGCCTAGTGGCAAGCAATACTCATGCCCTTATGCAACTAGTATCTGCGAGAAGATTTGCTACGCAGGTAAGTTAGAGAAGATGTATACCTCAGTTCGTGAAGTCTTACTTCACAACTGGAATGCACTTCGCAACGCTAACAAGTATGACATGTGGGCAATGCTCGACACCATGCTTATCGAATTCAAAACTGAATGCGATACCAAAGGTATCGAGAAACTATTCCGTATCCACTGGGACGGCGACTTCTTCAACGCCGATTACACATGGGCATGGAAGATAGCAATAGAAAATAATCCAGACATCCAGTTCTGGGTGTATACACGCAACCCTGACGCAGCTCGTGCGTTACGTAACATTCCCAATCTCTCGCTGTATTACTCTGCAGATGCAGAGAACTGGGAGTTCGCACCGCAAGGTGTGAAGATTGCATACTTAGGTGACACCTTTGACCTTGCTAAGCAAGCCATGCTAGCAATGACAGGCAAGCCTGCTGCTGCATGTCCCGAACAACTCAAGCGCATCCCACTCATCTCCGAAAAGGGTGGAGCCTGTGCGGTATGCCGTCTATGTATAGATGGTAAGTCCGACATTCGATTCAGTATCTCAAAGAGATAGGAAGCAAGACCCAACCAAAGGAGGCAACACAATGGCACACTATGATGTAACAGTTATAGTCGAGTTCAGTGGAGAAGTTCACGCTGACTCAAGAGAAGAAGCAGAGGAATACGCTTACTCAAATTGGAGCGCAGACAGTGGCGCTCAGATTCAGTATTACGGCGTAGTCAGCACGAAAGCAAAAGAAACCAACGAGGTAACCGATGAGGTAGACAACTGCCCATCTGGTGGTTGCCCAGATATCGAAGAAGAAGAGGAGGACGTAGCATGACAGACACAATCGTATCCGTCCCGAAAGTAGGTGATGTCTGCGCCAATGGCGCAACCATCATCGATATCAAGCCGACATTCGGTGAAGGCTGGATTGTCCTATGCCTGTTCGCCCAGTCTAAGTACCACCCATACGTAACATGGTGGGCTTACTGGACGGACTCAGGCAAGCTATCCACAAGCATGGGTCATTATCATGACCAACTCTCACAGGCGATTGTTGACTTCGCTGGTCGCTCGTGAGATAATACTCTCCCAACCAACCAACTAACGAAAGGAAATACATGACAACAACACGCAGAATGTCAGCAAATATCGCTGGCTCCGCAGTAACCGCTACATCCGCACAGGATGCAGCACAACAGGCTGGTCTGGACTGGCACGTATCACTGGCTGAACTAGAAGCACTAGCAGTCAGTGACAATGGAGTCAGTAGACTCAAGGTTCCAGACAGGTTCGCTACTATCCGTACCAACAAGGATGGTGAGCAGGCAGCGCTCGGCACTGTCGGCACACGATACAAGGTGTTCCAGAATGGAGAGATGTTCTCCGCACTGGATGCACTAGTTGATTCAGGTGAAGCACGATACGCCAACGCAGGTGAACTGCGTGGCGGGGCTCAAGTCTGGATGCTCTTGGAGTTACCAAGAGAGGTCAAGATTGCTAGCGACCCACATGCTGCATACCTACTAGCTCGAACATCACACGATGGTTCATGCTCACTAGGTGTAACGCCAGTAGTCAACCGACTCTTCTGCTCCAACCAAATCAGTGGCATCTTCCGTAAGGATTGCAAGTATTCCTTGCAACATACGACCAATGCCAGACTGCAGGTAGAGCAGATGCGTACGATGCTCAGCGTAATCTACACAGGTATCGAGTCATACGAAACCATCGCTGACAAGTTACTCAATGACCCAGTCAATGACTATCAAGTAGAAGGAATGTTCCGCAGAATGTGGACGCTACCATCTACTATTGAGAAAGCACCTTACTACTCGCTCAGCACTGGCGAAAGACGTACCTACAATCGTGTTACAGATGCAAGGAACACAGCGTTCAACATCTACAAACACAGCAGCACACAGGAGAACATCCGAGGAACTGCGTTCGGTGCGTTCCAAGCAATCGTTGAGTACCTAGACTGGAACTCACACAAGTCCGAGGCTACCCGTGCAGAACGAGTAATCTCAGGCAAGTACGACAAGCTCAAGAGCAAGGCTCTTGATGTAGTCCAACTAATAGGAAGGTAACATGACTAACCCATTACAGAAATACCTCAAGTCAGACCCGCCGTATGTGCAACCGCCACTCACCCCAAGGGTGGCGCAGTACATACTCAAGGCGCTTGATTACCTACATATACACTCAATCGACAAGAAGCAACCTGCTCTTATAGAGCAGCCACTTCATGACAATACCGAAGCACTGATTACAGATGTAATCATGTATGCCCCAGAGGAGGACGATAACGATGGGCAAACTACAGGATAAAAGAACGCTAACAACCAAGCCAGCCAGTGAGATTGTATTAACCCCACTCGCTGGTTGGACTTGGTATTGTGGGTATCATGACACAGCAGGTCAAGGCGATGACTTCGAAGAAGTCCAGTTCATGGCTGGGTGTCACATTACCTATCACGAGAAAGTGTACGACCAGCATGATGTATGCGAGCTCTACTATCGTGAACACAAAGAAAGGAAGGAAGCATGACTATACATCTAGCAAGTGTCATTCTCATCTGTGCTTATTGCAACGCAGAGATTGAGCGACGCACTGAAGAAGAAGCACGTCAAGGACTGGCTGAACACCATACTTACGTGCAGTGTATGAAGGGATACTGATGTCACGACTACGTCCGACTGAAATCAAGTTGGTTGCCAACTTGCTTGACCCAGATGACACTAACTCCGAAAGTGCTACGCAATTGGCAGAGGAAATCATCGAAGCTCTTGATGAATCAAGAGGCAAACGTGATTCCTTTGTTCTCGTAGGACAACTAGCGCAATGGGCTCCAGTCCAAGCGTGGGGTGACTTCAGTACCAGACTACAGGCACACAAGTTCGCATCACACCTTGGCTCCCCCGATACTGGGGGAGGTAAGGCGGTGGTCTGTCGCTTGGAACTACCAGAAAAATTTTTGGAAAGGATTGGAGGTAAATAATGTGGACATTCGTATACATCGTTCTCGCTGCGTACATAGCCTATCGCATAGGTAAACGTACAGGTGAGCAAAGGATGTACCAGTTATGCAAGAACGCTGACCAAGTACAACGTGAGTTCTTCTCGCGTCTTACTACTAAGTAGAACCATCCGAAGGGGCGGGGGCTTGTGCCTCCGCCTCTTTTTCTTTACGCGCCTGAGCTTGCATGGAATTAGCCATCGTAATCCAATACAACTTATAGTATTCCTCATCAAATGCAAACCGCTTCATGTGTTTTACTGTCGCTCCTGTATGTACATGCAATGGAATCCCAGCCTCTTTCATCTTCATGAAGAACTGGATGTCCTCACCAATGAAAGTATCCTTGGCGGTATTGGAATCATCCATTGATTCAATAAAGAATGAGATGTCACCATGGAACTCTCGCATCTTGTCAGCCACTGACCTGTGCATGAGAAGGAATCCAAACCCAGCGTAATCAACCCTGATTAATTCATTGGGTGGCAGGGGATGGACATAACTCATCAAGTATTTGTCACCCTCAACCGCTGTGAACACAGCAGGATAAGGCTCCATCACTGAGTTCTCCATCTGCTTAGAGATGAAGTAGGTTCCGCTAACAATAGGTCGCTCAACTGCATGAGCAGACTTCCATACCAACTGTAAAGCTTCGTTCGTAAGAACGATATCGCTATCAACCCAGAGTAACCAATCAAAGTTAGTCTTCTTATGCCAGACATCGAATGCTGTCTGGCGTTGTCTTCCTATCTGATTACCCTGCACACGCTGTGCGCTAGTAATAGGCAGCCCAGCAGTTAGGATTGTATAGACAACACCTTCCATGAACTTGCCATCGACTATCCCGTTGTCGCACCAGACCATCATGATTTGATTATTCGGTGGGCTGGTAACTGCTGGCACTTTAATCTGCTTTGAGGGATTGCCTGACTTACCCACTATTTTTTTCCTTTTTTCTTTCTTGCTGCTGCTGCGTTGTCTACTAGGTTTGGATACGGTCTACCTGCTGCCTTGGCACGAGCCTTTGCTGCTGTCTTCTGCTCAGGTGTAAGTGGTGTTGATGTCTTCTTTGGATTAGTTGTCTTCCAGAATGGTTTCTTCTTCATTAGTATGGTGTTACCCCTCCGAGATATTCAGTTATATCTCTTAGACCTTTGTTAATAATCTGCTCCACTCTTTGTGGAGAGATGTCCCAGTATTCGGCTATCACTGCAAGAGATTCATCGCCTGCATATTTTGATTTTAATATCTGATGTGTACGTAGGTCGAGCTTCTTCAATGCTCTATCTACATCAGACAACATAGCCAATAGATTGTTACCTTCGTTCGGTTGCTTCTTTGCTTTAACGCCATGGATATCTGGGTCCATTACTTGGTTAGTTAAATGTGCATCGTCAGAACCAATAACCTTGATGAGAGTTTCAATCATAGCCAGACGATAGAAGTACTCATCTCCTAGTTCATACCCAAGAGCACGAGCCTTCTCCTTGCGAGCGTATCGCTCGCCTGCCCTACGTATGAACGTACTGAAAGCTTTGTATCCTTGTCTGCGTTCTATCTCATCTTCGCGGAGTAGGTACTCGGATACTTTATCCTTACGCTTCCATGCGTATTCATTCATAGCCTGCTTGACATCCGCAGGCTCAACAAACCTATGATATCTTTTAGATATATTCCAAGCAATCGTGCTTGTTATCTCATTAATGACTGACCATATCTCATGGTCTTTACTTAGATTAGTCAAATGATTTCACCAAATATTCCACAGCCTTGAGCATCAACTTGATGTCATCGTTAAGTAAACCAAGCGCACGATTATGATTAGAGCAGAGCAAGCCTCGCACCTGTCCAGTCTTGTGGTCATGGTCTATGTCAAGAGCTCGTCTGCCTTCAGGTTCCTTGCCACAGATATAACAGCCACCATTCTGGGAATCAAGCATGTCTTTGTATTCTTCAACGCTGATACCATAACTACGGATGCGGGATATGCGTTGCTCTTCGTAAGTTTTATTTCTGTTTCTCGGCATACTTCGCCCACACTCCACGCTGTACCATTAGTGCGATGATTGCATAGTTCGCCAAGTCAACAAATGAATCTTCTAAAGATTCATTGTTCGGTGTAACCTTTTTATATATCAGGTTCTTTAACCGTTCCAGCTTGTCGGACATACGTACCATCAGCCCATTGGTTGCGCCACCTGGCGCATGCCAGATGTTGTATGGACCATAGTCGATTTGTTTTTTTACCAGGATTGCTAAGAGTTCATCGTAAATTTTTTGTGCATCCTCTTCAAACTGAAGGATGGTTGTTTCGTCTGACACGGAACCCCTATTCGTCTAACGCATTAATCAACTTGGTTAATGCTTGAGCTCCTTGGTCTGTAATTATACTATTGATATCGCTGTCAGGCGGAAGCGACACGCGGAACGCTTGGGGTATTGCATCAGACAAACGTCTGGCTAGTTCTTGTCCTGGGTTGGAGCCATCCTCTTTGATGTCATTATCTGTGGCTATAACAACGCGACCAATCCCGTCAAAACAACGGCTAAAATGAGGCTTCCAAGCATTAACGCCAGCCACAGCGACAGCAGGATGCCCAGCAAGAGTTGCAGATATCGCATCAATCTCTCCCTCTACTATTAGTATCTCACGGACTGCATGAAGAATAGCATTGACATTGTATAGGTGGTGCTTCTGACCAGTAGGTATCATGTACTTAGGTTCTCCGTTATCTATACGACGGAACTTAAACCCAACAACACCAGCCTCTGTTATGTATGGAATTGATAGGTGGTTCTTGAGCCTGTCCTCATGACCTGGTGCAGCCTCAGTAACGTAACCAAGCTTAAACAATTCAGCGCCATCCATGATGCCACGCTTTATTAGATACGCCTCGGCTGGTGAACCAGCAAGGTTGCCATGGTATGTGTTGGCTGCCTTAGTCCAAAGGTCAATTAGCTTTTGGTTTGGTTTCACTTCTTCTCCTGCCTGTGAACTGTGAAAGGAGGAGCAGTATACACATCGTTCTTTGCTGCAACCTGCATCGCTCTCTTCCAATTGGCTCCAGATGCAATAGCACCTATGGCATAGGATGACCCCGACCCTAAACCATAGATGCCATCATCGCGTAGGAAGACTGAGTACGTATCATCCACCTCGTAGATGGTTCCGTTCACAGCCATTAAAAAAAGAAACTCATACTCTTCTGCCTTCTCATCATGAACGAATCCATTATCACGTAAACATTCACGTAGGTTAGGGATGACAGTTGTAATCATAAAATGATAGATGTCTTTTGTATTAGCTGGTATGGCTGGTGGTTTCCATATGTGTTGAACTATGTCACATGGTTGAGTTGTGCCAGCACCAGCGATTAAAAACTTACCGCGTTTAGTAATCTTAGTTACGATTGGATGTGAGTAAGGACGACCCTTCTCTGTGGTTGTCCTACTATCGGCTGCTATCAAGCAGCCGTTTGGTTCTTGTATACCTATTATGGTTGTCATCGAACCGACCTTAATCTAGGTGGAGTCCAACGACTACTAGACTTACGTCCTCGTTTCGGAGCTGCGCTCTTCGACTCCTTGCCTATGTTTTTCTCTGACCATTTACGAGCGTCGGGGTATGTTAAGTTTTCACGAGCCATGACAATCTGTATACCAGCGCCACTTCCGTTACACGCATAACATACCCAGACACCCTTCTCTGAATTAACCGAGGCAGACTTACGTGAGTCATCATGTACAGGGCAATGGATTGATTTGTCCCCACCCATAGGTAGGTCTAATCCATAATGACGGAACACTGCCTCAAGGAATTCAGGTTGGTTCATTTGCTAATACCAATTCCTTTCCTGGTGGAACCTGTACGCCCCGCACCAAGTGTCGTATCTATGTAGCACATACTTGTGTGCCTCTTGTGTTTGTTTGAGTAGTGACCACCCTGGCTTTGCCCAGAGTAGTTGCCATACTCCACGTGCTCCACTTGATTTGTTGTGGGAGTCCACGTTGTATCGGCTCTCTTTGTATGCAATCTGAATTGCACATTGAGCCTCGCGCTTGTCTGTTGTAACTTGAGTTATCGCAAGCTCCACTCGTTCCTTCTTGTCTGTAATGACAGACAATTTCTTTTCGAATGTGAGCACTGGTGATATAGCCTGGGCTGGTGTTGCGATTGGCAACAACAATCCAAACAGAGTTACTAACATCAACTGCATAGTTACCTCTTTTCATTTTGTGATGCGCTGTCACTGCCTCACTGATGTCCATTGTAACCTGCCTGTTTCAGCAGATTCACCCAGAGTTCCGCAGGCATTACTGCATACGACTCTGAGATATTAGATGTGCCACGCTTTTTAATTAGCACAACGCCTGTTTCTGCATCCGCATGAGTCATCTCATCTTGTAGTTCTCTGAGATAACCAGGGATATCTATTCGCTTTTCATTCTTACATTCTATTACAACGCCATTGATTCCGTCTATGTCCCCGACATCATCGTGCCGACCTGCGCCGTACGCCCGTTCAGCACAGTGGTATCCCATACTGACAAGCCATTTAACTACATCACGTTCGTACTGCGAGCCTTTGCGTTTGGATGGCGTTGACATTTACCACTCGATGCTAAACCAAAAGAAAGCTAGGTCTATACTGAAACTAAACCTGTCAATATTTATACCAACACCAAACCTGGTTAGGCTGTAGCCTAAACTAAATCTACCGACGGTTAATGACCAATGTCTTTTCATGTGTAATCCTTTACTAGTATCTCTTGTAGAATTATTTTTCTTTTACTCCTGAGTTTCTTACGTTCAAGTGGTGTGGTTCCACCCCACATACCGAACGACTCGTGCCTTACTGCCCATTCCAGACATTTATTCTTGACCATACAACTGTCACATATTCTACGAGAGAGGTTGTATATATCAGTACCGCTTCCTCCTTCTTCTGGAAAGAAGAACTCGATACCAACTTCTCTACATAGCCCCCTGGTCAGGTCTGGAAATCTCATTTGTGTTTCCCTTTCGTAGTAACTTCATTGCGGACAATAAATTTTCTATCGTAACCAAGTAACCTTTACTTCGGTTCGGGGGAATCTCACAAGTAATCTCATGACCCCAGTTCTTGACTACGTATCTTACGTAATCTGTCGGAACCATAATCACACCTTCTTCTAAGACGAATGCCCAGTAATCAGCTTGTGTTACTGATAAACCAGATGGTTCCCAAGATTGGGATTTAAGATACCAGCATTCAACTTCAATGTAAACATTGTTTGTCTTGTGCCACTTGCGGTCACGCTTTACTTCAACAGTTTTACCATTAGTAAGAAGTTGTTTAACAAGTTGCTCACCTTCTTGACCATAGTTAAAATCTAAATCGAAACTTGATTTAGTTATTTCCATTGACCCAATGTCCTTGCTCTAAACAATTCTGTCGATGAGTTATATAAAGTCATCTTGCTAGCTTCCGCTGCTAACGTTATGTATTCCTCTGCATTAGGGTCAGACTTACCATGTCGATTCTTAACCACAGCCACACGATAAACGTTGGCTATGCTATCCAGCGCCACGGACAGGACTAGTTCTGGTAGGGCTGCAACCTTGCCCATCAGAGCCTTACGTGGCGCTGGGTAGTTTGGCTTAGACATCTTCTCGTTCTCAGATACGTGATGCAGAACGATGAAGGCGGTTTCATATTCACGTGCCATATAGTGAAAGGCGGACATAGCGTCGCGTAACGCTGTCCATTCGTTGTCGCTGGCTGCAGCGACGTTCATTAAATTATCTACATATACTGCTGTCGGCGCAGCACCGTGCAGTTCAATCCAAGCCTCGACCTCTTCCTCGATATCTTGTAACGAGGGAGCTGGGTCAAATGCAAATCGAACATGTGCTGCGCCTTCAGCTAACGCATCTTCTAGGAGAACACTTGCTTCAGTGTCCATGATTCTCTCAACATCAGCCACTTCTCTGTCCATAATGATTGCACCTGCACGAGTTGCAATCGTTCTTGAATCGGAATCCGCTGAGATATATAACGCTGGAACTTTTGAAGTAATGGCGTACCACAATGCAAGTAGAGTTTTACCACCACCTGGTTGTCCTGCAATTAAATGCAGTTGTGCTTGACGAAAAGCAACCTGGTTAGCAGTAAGGACAGGGAGCACCTCTGGTAATTGCTTACCAGCAGGTGACTCCACACCCACTACTTGCAATAGTGAACGCATGTCTAGCCTTTAAGCCAGACAGTTTCTGCTTCCGCAGCACCAGGCTTGAACGGCTTCGGTCCCTTGATTGGGTCAAACCAACCAACGTAAGCCTTCCCTGCCTTTGATATGCCCTTCTTCTTGGCATACTTGCCACGTCCATCTGGTAGGTCTGGAGCATCTGGATGTCCATATGTCCATTCATTACCGTACTTATCTTTGACTACCTCAATGGTCTGAGGTGATGATGCAGGCTGAGGGTTCATGCCAGCATCTTGAAGCACCTGTATTGCTTGCTCCATGTTTGGTGCGTATGCATTACCAGATGGTCTGTTAACCAGTAATGATTGCAAACTCTGTGCTTCGTTGATTGCATCAACTGCTGCCATTAAGTTTGCCTTGAATTCAGCAATACTCATACCGCGAACGGTAAATAAGTCTTGCCCGTTTAGCTTGCCAGTATACGAAAACGTAGACTCAGTCATCTACCTTTTCCTTTCTTTCCCTGTGTTGTAGGTATTTGCAGAGGGAATTCTTTTGAACCCATGGCTGGGCATTTCTCTTGGAACGAACACATCTTACAATTTTCACCAACGGATGGTGGGAACCAGCCTTTAGACACGGAGTCATTCATTGCACCGAATACATAATCAAAATAATCTATACTCAAATGGGATAAGTCAAATAGGTCATCGAGTTGACCTTGTCTTGTCATGAAGAACGCACCGAACTTTGGTCGAATGCCATACATTTTCTCAATACCACTGGCATATAAGCCAGCTTGAATCATACCGAATGGTGTCCTAGCACCAGTCTTGAAGTCAACTATTACCAAGTCTTCCCCCACTTGGTAAACGACATCAAGGATAAAGCGAACAGGTGTGCCTCCGAAAAACACACTTGCATCCCACTCGATGCCAGGACGACCATCAGGCATTGTAGCAATTTTCCAACCAGATTGTGCATACCATTTCTGATAAGCCTCAACCTGCTTGAGTCCATCGCTTTGCCAGAACGACAGGTCTTCCCCGTCTGGGCGAGCTATGGTCTTGCGACCAGCAGTTCTCCATTCAGAACTAGGAATACCTGTTTGTTCTTCGACAACTCTAACGGATTCATTAAATACTTCAAGCCACTTCTCAGTAAAAATCATCATCATCCTTCGGAGTATAGTCTGGGTTATCTATAGGGGTGGGGGTAGTCATCGGCGACCCACAGGTCGCACAGAAGGAATCAGTAAACCACATAACGAGCTCGTAGTCTTGGAAGATAGCACGAACGATTTGCATGTTGGAGCCACAGTTAATACATTCATTGCTGGGTATCCCCCTCTGGTTAATTAGATTCTTGTTGGGTTCTATAGAACTCATGGTTCATCCACTCCAACATTGAATGCACGGCAGAGCCAGCAGCCAGGTAGACGGCTGGTTTTTCTGGGAC